GCTGGATGGCTGATTGAATGGCATTGGCATCGCAATCTTGCGAACATCATCAACGCCCGGAGCACCTTCAATTTCTACAACTTGAGTTGGCTCGATTCGATCAGACTGTCCTCCAATGCGTCCACCCTTGAGTTTAAGTAACGTCTGGCTGTTGTTGATGTGAGCAGCGTCAAGCAAAGCACGCAGAGCACCGGTAAGAGCAGCAGAGAGACCACCGATAAGATGAGGTAATCCAATAGCGTAAGCTCCACGCCAAGGGATGAATTTGAACTCGACATACCAATCCATCTTTTCGAGTTTGTCATCTCCAGCCTCCCAGTTGCGGTATAGAGCAATTACCTTGCTTGTTGTTTCATCAATAGTCATGATGTACGGAGCACGTTTGCCTTCTGTTTCAGGATCATCATCCAGACGCATGAAGCAGGTAATCTCATATACACGACGCAAGCCATCGATATTCTTCGATGGCATGTCTTTGCCTTCAATTTTATTGTTGGCTTCTTCAGAACGGCTTTGTTCTGTTAATGGCGCATCGGAGCTATATTCGCTATCGATGTCTTTATAAATTCCGGCACTAACACGTTGTAAGAACGTATCTTCAGTAATGTCTTGAACTTCTGTTACGCGTTGTGCGGTATAGAAGTTTGTTGATGCATAAGGCAAATAGATGTTATCAATCGGCACCCATTCGCAAGTTGGACGGCGCTGTTCGGTGTCATAACGCCACTTGAGAAATTGGGAACCGCCGAGAGGAAGCTGAGTCAACAGCTGTTCCATCTCGTCACGGTATTCTGGAATCTGTTCAGATAACTGCCAGTTCATAAAGGTTACTTTACGTTCTGCAGTTTCTTCTTTAATGCGGTCTGCTTGGCCTTTGATGTTAGACTTAACAACACCATCGGGTGGCAATAATTCTTTAGATGAAGAAGCAGCAAAGTCAACGCAGGCTTCTGCCATGACAGGGTGCACCACTTTAGATGCGCCATCAAATGTTGCACCACCGGGCGCGTCTTTGCCTAAGCCAGTACGGCGTAAACCTTCTTCGTATTGTTTGTCGCGTTGCTTGCGTGATTCTTTGTCAACATCGATATAATCAAGATACTCAACGGCCAACATCTGTAATGTTGAGTCATCAAGTACTTCTGCCAAGTTCTCATAGAACTCAGGATCTTTTTGAGGACCACGTTTTTCTGTGTAATTAACAACTACAGAACCATCGTCCAATTCAATAACTTCTTGCTCAACTTGATCGGGGTCTAATCCCAACGCATCTTCAATGGCGTCCATTTCCACTTCTTGATCTTGAGCGTCAAGAATATCATCATCATGGCCAAGGCCCGGTAAATGATTTCCAGCTTGAATTGGTAATATTGGATTTGCCATAGATTATTTTAGGAATTCGTAGAATTGGGTGGACATGGTCGTCCTATTAATATTAATGCAATAAACGCACTTAATCCGCCCTATTGGGCATATGGGTTGGCAAATCGACGTCCAGCTATGTCATCTGCATAGTCATAATTGCGGGCCGGCAGGTAATCTAGCTGAATCCAGCCTGAATCCCTCAATACCCGTAATGCTTGTGATAAAGAGTCCACATAGTCATCATGGCCTCCCGCTTCGGGGAACGAACACACTTGGCGCAAGAACCGTTTTGCCCATTCGGCAAACTCGCCCTTTTGTTTTGGATCTTCTGGTATCCAGACTTTTCCTTTGGCTACGAGTGGCGACACAATGTTCAAACGTTGCACTTTATCCGCGCGTCCGGGGTTGTAACCGCGCACCGGAACGCCCGAGCCTTGCAGTTCTTGAATCAGCGAAATACCGGCTGACTTATCCTCCATCAAAATCAGGTCAGCTTTGCGGCCTTTTGCAAAATCATTATCTGCGCCGTAAACCACTTCTTTAAAATCGTCAATGACTTTACGACGCAGCTGTGGGTATGATAGGTGTTCGTCCCATGCGTCTAAAAGGATGATTGCCGTACCGGCGTCTTCTTGTTCAAATACACCCCAGATCGTACAAGCCGTTGGGTCGTTCATTGTTTTTTCGGATGTAGCTGGATCGTAACTGGCAATCACATATTCCAAAGTTGGAGATGGTTTGCCAGCTGGCCACATACGAAACTGTTTGCGCTTGATGATACCAGCTTGCTCGGGGTCAAGGATCTCGCCGTAAATCTCTTGGCGACCGATGTCGGTGCCATCGTATGTCTCTAGCTGTTTAAAAAATGTTTCGGAGAGGTTCGCCCGATTGTCGTATGACGACGCGTTGACCATGTAGACGTCGCCACCGATTTTTCCTTCGGCAAGGTCGACAATGAGTTCTTTTGGTTTTGGCGTGGTGGTGATAATTTGCTGGACGCGCGGGATTCTAGGATCGCGCAGACGGAGGGTGAACTGTACTCCATCGTATGCGTCGTCAAGATACTCGAAGGCGCACAGCTCGTCAAACCAAGCTCCATGAAATTGTTTTCCGCGGTAACGTTCTGGTTCTGAGGCTGGGATGCCTTGAATAAGAGATCCGTTTGTGAGGGTAATCTCAAAGAGGGACTTGTTGTAATCTCGTATAAGGCTTTTGGGTATGATATTGAGAAGACCGGAGTCTCCTTCGAAACAAGTTGCACGGATATCATTACTGGTTGGGGCAGTGACAAGCCAGCGAGTGTTGTCATAGGTCCAAGCACGAATACCAATCCAATGAGACGCCGTATGTGTTTTGCCAGATCCCCGTCCCGCCAGCATGAGGAAAGTATCGTACTCGCCGTCGTCTGGTTCTTTTTGGTGTGGGAGGGCCTGCAGAGCCCATTTGACTTGCCACAGAACAGATTCGAGTTGTTGTTTAGGCCAATGCTTTCGCGCATCTGCAAACTTCTTTAGTTTAGCTTCTTGTGCTGGGGTTAAAGACATGATATAAAACCTTCTCCTACGAGAAACGATTTGTCTACGCCATCGGTTTCAATGTGTACGCAAGACTGCGGTGCGATAGGAATAATTTTTTTAATAAAGCGCCGACCTAAATGCACCTTAATCGGTGGCGAGACTTGGTTTTCAACTAAACGCAAACGCGTTTTGAAAAATACAGTATAGCTGCCGGGCTTTTGTTCCATACAGCTGGTGTGGTTGCCCAACGATTCAATTAGTCCAACGATTCCCAAAAAGGCGGGGTAGTATGGGTGTGTAATTCTAAAGCGGTCTTTTTGGTCTGAGTACTGGCGCGACTTGGCATTAATCAAACCAGACAATAACTGCAGCCGCTGCTCAGACGATGCCAGCAAATAGTTATTTGGTATCTTGGCTGGGTTGGGCGGCGTGAGTTGACTAGAGATTGGCGGGTCAACAATAAACTGCCGCTCGCCATTGGGATGGCGTTCTCCCACAATAACCTTATAACCATACTCTTTAAACTTCTCGGTAATATACTTTTGCTGGCCTTTTGGAAAAACCATATGGCCTTTGGGTTTGTGGTTTAAAAACCAAAAGCCAAACAAAAACGGCGGCACCGGCAAATCTTGGTGCGGCAAATTAAGGGGCTGGGTTGTGGGAATAGAAAGGGAGGATCTGCCATCCCGCTTTTGGGTCAGCGGCATATTAAGCATATCGCCCAGTTTGGTGAACTTGAGCGGACGCCGAAACTTTTTAATACCCTTGTAGTCTTTGAGGCGGTTGCGATACTTTTCGGTTTCCAATAGAAAACCCATCTGCGCATCACCTGCTACGGATAGGTGGTCGTTCAATACCACTTCATAACACTGCTCTGAGCGGTACTGCTGAACTAGTTTGACTCTAACTGGGTTGCCATTTTTATCAATGACATAATCGCCAACTTCAATTTTGCTAGCGGGTTTCCAGTAATCAAGGGTTAATACTTTTTGGTTTGCTGTAATCGCCATAGAAATTTTCTCGGACCCATTGGTCCAGCCAACGCCCTAACGGCGCTCGAATTTTGTTTTGCACTCCATACGGCAATTTAGAAATGTCCATTGCGCCTTCTGTGCACTTTAGGCGAAACTGGATGTACTTTGCCGTTTCGTGATCCAGAACTTCAACTGGAAC